GGCTCGCCGTGTTCAGGACGAAATGGAGTGCAATGACTTCGACTTTAGCGAAGCTACTGACCAGCAGTTCAAGCGTGAAGCTAAGCTCTGCTACTTTCTCACGAGGCTTATGTACCTTGACAGCGAAACCATCACTGCTTAATCTGAATTGAAAAGGAAACTATATTATGGCACATATGATTGAAATGCTCGACGGCAAAGCTTCGATGGCTTGGGCTGGCGAAACCCCCTGGCACGGTCTGGGTACGAAGGTCTCGAACGACCTGACCCCTGAGCAGATGCTGAAGGCTGCTGGCCTTGACTGGACTGTCGATCCTGTCGAGCTCTTTGCTGAAGTCGGCGATAAGCGTCTGGCCACTGGTCACCGCGCTCTCGTCCGCTCTTCGGATCAGCGAGTGCTCGACGTGATCACTGACGACTGGAATCCTGTCCAGAATCAAGCTGCTTTCGAATTCTTCAACGACTTTGTCGCTCATGGCGATATGTCGATGGAGACTGCTGGCTCGCTCAAGGATGGCAAGATCGTTTGGGCTCTGGCTAAGGTCAAGGAATCGTTTGACCTGTTCGGTGGTAAGGATCGCGTTGATGCGTATCTGCACTTCACCAATCCTCACTCATACGGTCAGTCGATCGACGTCCGTTTCACTCCGATCCGTGTTGTGTGCAACAACACTCTGACCTTGTCGCTGAATACCAAGTCGAAGAACATGGTTAAGGTTTCGCACCGCCGTGAGTTTGATGCTGATATGGTCAAGGAAGCTCTTGGCGTTGCTAAGCACAAGCTCGACAAGTACAAGGAGATGGCTCAGTTCCTCTCGCAGAAGCGCTATAACGACGAGAACGTTGTTGACTACTTCAAGCGTGTCTTCCCGGTTCTGACTACTAAGGCAGACTCGAAGAAGGAGCTGTCGAACTCGGCTGAGCGTGCTCTCGATATCGTTAAGTTCGATTCGCAGCCTGGTGCTGAGTACGGTAAGGGTACCTTCTGGGAGCTCTTTAACACCGTTACCTATATGACTGACCATGAGATTGGTCGTTCGGTCGATGCTCGTCTGACCTCAGCTTGGTATGGTGCTAACAAGAATCTCAAGACTAAGGCTCTCGAGACTGCTGTGGAGATGGCTGATGCTGCCTGAAGACGAGATCGAGGATATCATCGAAAACGGAGTCGGGGAAATGTATCGTGGTTTCTTCCGACTCCGAAAGTCCGGTCAGTATCAGCGTGAGTACGATACGATGGGTAATATTCTGATGATGTTGCAGCAGGATCGTAGGAGCCTTCGTGAACAGTATGAGGTGATGGACTAATGAACGACGAACTGAAATATACGCTTGTAAAGTTTGAGAACAAGTTGGCATCACTATGGCAACTCGATGGGCAATTGAATGAGTGCGATGACGCCGATCGAGCATGGAGCTTGGAGAAGCGTATGAAGCGAGTACAGTTTGAGGCTGATGAAGCTCGAGCTGAGCTGTTCGCAAAGATCGAGGCATACTGTCATGATTGAAGTAGCTAACCGTTCAGTAGAGTCCTGGGGACCGCTTGCAAAGTGCAGCGATCAACGTTTCAAGCAGATCCTCGAGAATCGTCGTGGCACCACTGCACTGATGATCAAGAACGAAGCAAAGCGAGTTAAGAAGCTGAAGACCTACAGGGTTACGTTCAAGAAACACTTTTGCTCTGACGAGTTTTTGATCGAAGCTGAGAATGACTACGCCGTCAGCGAGGCTGCTCGGTTGTACTTTAAGGAAAATGAAAGTAAGATTGGTTTTGTGGCAAAGGCTCGTAGCCCGTGGGCGTCCAGCTATCCTGGATACGATTCAATTAGTTATGGAAAGGTAAGATAATATGTTTTGGTTGTATTTGATTGTTGCCATTGCTCTCTTTGGCTTTGGCATGTATAAGCTCGGTCTGGTTGAGCTCTACGAAGACGAGAAGTTTGCGCTGTTTTGGGTAATTGGTCTGATTGCTATGTTTTGGCCGATTGCTCTTGGTCTGATCGTGGTCTTCGGTCCGTTCGTTGGTCTCTTCTGGCTCGGTGATCGCAAGCGCAAGCAACGCGAGCAGGACAAGAAATCTGATAAATAATAATATGGCTAAGATAAAACGTCAATACCTCATACCATTTACTTACGATCATGCTCCCGAGGAGTATGGATTCGTGAGGGTCAACACCACAGATATGAAAAAGGTCAAACGACTCGCTCAGTGTATCTTCGGTGCGGAGACCCAGCTGACAATCGCTTACGAAGATGTAGTGGTTAAAGAGTAGAACAACTATGACTACATATCGATGAAAGGTTCTGATATGAAGAAGCTTATTGCAACAGCTCTTGCCGCCAGTATGTTAATTACCACACCGGCTTTTGCTGAACACCGCTGGAGAGACAGAGATCATGTCCAACGAGATCGCCGAGGTGGTTGTGGATGGCTCTGTGGAGCTATCATTGGCGGCGTAATTGTAGGCGTTCTTTCCTCTGATCGTAGAGAACGCAGAGAACAAGAAAGAATGAATGAGCTTGATAATCGTTACTATCCGCCTGATTACCGTCGCGATGAGCGCTATTGCGTACGCGAACAAATTGTAGAATGGTATCGTGGTGAACGATACATCTACTGGCAAACTACCTGTAATTAAAGAAATAATTAAATGAAACATTTTATCGCTTACGAAGATGTAGTGGTTAAAGAGTAGAACAACTATGACTACATATCGAACAATCTTTATTTCTGATATACACCTTGGTTCAAAGGATTGTAAGGCAGATCTCCTTAATAATTTTCTTAAACATAATACATGTGAAACTCTTTATCTTGTCGGCGATATCATTGACGCTTGGAAAATCCAACAAAACAAGATGCGTTGGAAGCAGTCACATACCAACGTTGTCCGTAAAATCCTTGGGCTTACTAAGAAAGGTACCCGGGTGATATATGTCACGGGTAACCATGATGAGTTTCTCCGTCCTATGATTCCATATGCTACTAGTTTTGGGCGTATACAAATTTGTAATCAGATCAAGCATGTTGGCATTGATGGCAAGGCATATATGGTTATTCATGGTGATTTATTTGACGGCATTACTCGTCTTGCACCGTGGATATGTTTTCTTGGTGATAGGGCGTATGACGCTATACTTGATCTGAATAGCCGGTTCAATTGGATCAGACACCGTATGGGGTTTGGCTATTGGTCTCTCTCGAAGTGGCTTAAGCATAAGGTCAAGAGAGCGGTTGATTTTATATTTCAATTCGAAATAAACATCACAGAACATGCACGCCGCAAAGGTTATGATGGTGTTATTTGTGGACACATCCATAACGCAGAGATTAAGATGGTTGGAGATATGGTGTATATGAATGACGGTGATTGGCAAGAGTCATGTACTGCACTTGTAGAACATCACGACGGTCGTTGGGAAATTATTGAGTGGTTAGAGTTCAAAGATAAAAGTTGAAAAGAAACAAATATAAATAAAATATCAGTTGATGACAATCAACAGTAAAAGCGGAGTAGACGGGGGTTCGAATCCCCCCACCTCCACCATCTGCACTGAAATCCTGTAGTAGCTACCAGGATACAAGGTGGATAAGTGGTACAGCACGAAAAACGGTTCAATTCCGTTCAGTGCAGTTGATGGGGGTGTTACTGGGAATCGATACACGTGGAATAGGGCGGTTCGAGACTGATTGCCTGGCAAAGTTGCCACTAAATGTAAATGCAAACGATAATGACGTTGCCTTTGCTCTAGCTGCTTAAGCTAGCATTGGGTATGGGTTCCACCTCGAAACAGAACGGGCCCACTTTGCTACCAGTTGCACTGCCGGTGCTACGGGTTGATTACGGGTCGAGTATAAATATTACATGCGGAGGTTGACATCCTCCATTGACTCTTACAAAACTTCAAGTCTTAGATGGCTAGAAAGCGGCATCGGACGATGCCACCGACGAAAACAACTAATGATTTTGCATTTCCAGTAAGAGGGAAATGGATGGAAGATACCTTTCGTTATTTCATATTGTATCTTCTAATAGCATTGATGACAATAAGGGGTTGAGATACCCCGGTAGCTTCGTCTTCAATGCCAAGGTCATTTTCCTGGTAGAGGATCAAATGAAAAATCTCTTAAGTAGAAACCCTACTATCCGATGGATTCAAGGGTTTGCTCTTGGTGCTATTACGGTTGCTGGTGTAGCCGTTGTAATGCCAACAAAGGAACTAGAGGTAAAAGTAATCAAAGTACCTGAAGTCAAGGTAATTGAAAAAGAAAAGATCGTAAAGAAGCCAGTTTATCTGAGCGCACACGATAGAAAACAAATCCAATGCATGGCCGAGAATACATATTTCGAAGCAGGTCATGAACCCGTCAAAGGACGGATCGCGGTAAACAACGTTGTATTGAACCGCGTGAAAGATGATAGATTCCCTAAAACACCATGTGCGGTCATTAATCAAAGGACCAGAGGCGTATGCCAGTTCTCATGGAAGTGTGAGGGAGGAAAGCGAATTGGTGACTGGGCCGCATATCGCAAGGCCAAGGAAATCGCTGAACATGTTTACATCGGTAACTACAAGGATGTAACAAAGGGTGCACAGTTCTACCATGCTGACTACGTCAGACCATCATGGGGTAGAGTGTTCGACCGTACAACTAAAATTGGTGCTCACATTTTTTATCGTGGATAAGGAAACATTATGGTGGACGACGTTATCTTTGAGAAGGCCTTGACAACTGAGAGGTTCATCAAGGACATTGAGAATCTTGTAACAAAGTACAATCTGGACTACATGGATGCCGTCGTCCACTACTGTGAGAAAAACAATATTGAGATCGAGGTTGCAGCAATGATTATCCGTAACAACGTGCGGATCAAATCAAAGCTGCAGTCTGAGTGTGAAGATCTTCACTTCCTTCCAAAGAGGGCAAAGTTGCCGGTATGACGCCATTTGAAAGTTATCAAACTTTCCTTGCTGTCAAGAGCCACTTCACTACTAACTACGATTATGTCAAGTACAACGGCAAGGTCAGTGCAACGCAACACTCGTTCGAGACTCGCAAGGACAAGTACCAGTACTATAAACTCTCCAAACATAAAGATCCCCTTCAGTACTTGGTTGCCAACTTTGTCGATGGCGATCTTAAGTGGGTTGGCGATCTCTTCAATGATGACTCAGAGAAGGTCTATACTAATTGGCTGAAGCGCCAACAATCACTCACATATATTTTTGAGCAAGACCTAAATAAACTGTGTACAAAATTTGACGACAATGTTATTGTAAGGAATGGACAACATCCATACCTTCTGAAGCAATATCTACGCCGTGAAGTAAGTATCGAGACAGTCATTATCCTAAATGATCTTCTTGGTTTCTTTGGTCACTGGAACAAGAAGATTGATGATGGTGTCCTCTGGCCTACGATATATAAGAAGTGCATGAAGTACAAACCGTTCTTCCACTATGACATGTTTAAATGTCGCAAGATATTGAAAGACAAATTTGCGGGTGATTGATGACTGAATATTTTCGTTACTCTACTGAGCCGGCCAACCCGGCAATGACTGCGCCAGCTCCACTGGCCTGTTCGAAAGAAACCTTTGAAAAGATGATGGCTGCAAAGCAGGCTAATGATGGAAATTATTGGACTGTGATGCGTGAGGTGTTCGCCGAGGATTTTGAGAATCTTCCGAAGGAACGCTTCAAGGTCTGGGCATCCGTGATGACTGTGCCATTCATGACTCGAGCACGATTCTTCGACTACTTTGCTGCAGTCCTTCCGGCTGCCAAGGAAGATCGTAGAATTCGTTATGCTCTCGAGGATCCCGATGTAGGGATCACCGAACAGGATCGTGGTATCTATAATCTGTTTGAAGACTTTACAACCTCAATGAATCGTATCCAGCATATGGCACACCTGGTAATTAACGGGTGGACTCCTGAAAAGCTGGCGGAACTGGATACGATTGTAGAACTTGGAGGCGGTATTGGCGATATGGCTGATATCGTCTACAATCTCGGCTTCAAGGGCAGGTACGTGATCTACGACTTCCCTGAGGTCGGTGCAATTCAGAAGTGGTATCACGACCAGTTGGGTTATACCAACATCGTGCACACCTCTGATGTAAATGATCTGTTTGATGCAGATCTGATGATTGGTACTTGGTCCTTTACTGAGATGCCAGTCGACCTTCGTGATGAAATCATGTCAAAGATTGGTGGGACGAAAAATTGGCTTATCGCATATTCCAATAAGATCTTTGGCATCGATAATGATAAATACATCCGAGAGGAGTTTGTGCCACGGTTCACAAAGCATGATATTGAATACACAGATATTCCGTTCATGCCTTGGGATGGTGGCACAAAGTATCTCTCGATTAAATACAACGTACACAACGTACATAACGACATACAAGGAGAATAATTATGTCATTTGCTGACCTCAAGCGTTCCTCGACCTCTTCTTTTGAGAAGCTTACGAAGGAACTCGCCAAGCAGAACACCACATACGACCGTACCGGAGACGACAAGCTCTGGAAGTGTGCCACCGATAAGGCAGGCAACGGCTATGCAGTGATTCGCTTTCTCCCCGCACCCGAAGGTGAAGACCTTCCATTCGTCAAGATTTGGGACCATGGTTTCCAGGGCCCGACTGGCCTATGGTACATCGAGAAGTCGCTCACGACTCTTGGTAAGGACGATCCTGTAGGCGAACTCAACAGTTCCCTCTGGAATTCAGGCCTTGACTCCGACAAGGAAGTCGCACGTAAGCAGAAGCGCCGTCTGGCTTATTACAGCAACATCTATGTTATCAAGGACCCTGCAAATCCTGAGAACGAAGGCAAGGTTTTCTTGTTCAAGTATGGCAAGAAGATCTTCGACAAGCTGAACGATCTGATGAACCCTGCGTTCGAAGACGAACAGCCAACAAATCCTTTCGATCTTTGGACTGGTGCAAACTTCAAGCTCAAGATTCGTAAGGTTGAGGGTTACCCTAACTACGATAAGTCTGAATTCGATTCTCCCGCACCACTATTCGATGATGACGATAAGCTTGAAGCCATTTGGAAACAGGAGCATTCCCTCCAGGAGCTCCTGAATCCGAAGCACTTTAAGTCTTATGACGAACTCAAGACCCGTCTCAACAATGTTCTTGTCCTAAATGCTCCGGCAAAGGTCCGTGGTGTTGAACTTGACGAGGAAGAGTACAAGGCTCCGGCCCCAACCTTCCAGGCGGCAGCCGCTCCGGTTGCTGCCGCTGCTACGGCAGCCGTCGATGATGATGACGAGGATCTCGCTTTCTTCAAGCGACTTGCTGACGAAGATTGATAGGTGGGAAGGGGGGTCGAAAGGCTCCCCTTCTTTTTAGGCGATAACGGCCCGCGGCAATGCCTTTTCAGGCGTATTGAGATCTTGATAACCAAAACGTCTCAGGTAATAATACACAACAGTTTTATCGGCAGCCGTTGCAGGATTTTGTGTAGCACCTGTTGCACCACGGTTAATATTTGGTGGAGTCGGAGGTGTAGGTACCTTTGGCTCCTTTGGCGTTTTGGCAGTAGCAATCTCTGCATTCATCTCTGTTGCCGCACGAGAAATAGTTCCAGCTATATCGGTACGTGGAATCCCTGGCTTAATGATAGCCGATCCAAGCATACCTAATAACTCACCAACCATCTTCAAACCGCCGGCGGCTGCTTCACTTATAGCACCGGTTATTCCACTTGATGATGATCCTTCATCAGGAGTCATTCCTGCTCCACCGAAAATAAAGTGGCCACCGTGTGTTCCGGAATAGTCATGTGGTTTCCACCCATATTTGTGGCCATGTTGACGAATCCATGCATTACTTGTTCCATGAATGTCCATTGCAACTCCTCTTAGGTGAGGAGAATTTTTAACACCGCCAACCGCAGAATTCTTTTGTAAAGATCTTTTACTGCTTGCAATATCAGAAGGTTTTACAGCGCCATTAGAATCTGCCATCATCTTCGCGAAGGCTTCTGCGCCTTCTTTGCTAAACACGACCGGTCTTCCATGTGCATCTTTTGCTCCAGCAATTCCATAACCAGCACCAGTATCTGGGTGATTTACTTGGACTACATTTCCAGCAGGTGCTGCGTCGGCCGCAGGCGGGGTTGTTGTAGCGGGAGGGGTTGTCGATCCGCCGGTGGCATCTGGTGTTAAGGCAGGAGGCGTCGGTGTTACTTGTGTTAATGTAGGTGCACTAGTGCTACCACCGGTCGCATATTTGTATGCGCCATATGATCCGCCGATAATCGCCCCGCCCATTGTTCCAACTTTTGGAATAAACGATCCAACCAAAGCCCCGCCTACAGCACCAGTTGCTATTGACCCAAGAAATGAAGGTTTCTCTTCCGGTGTTGCTTGTGTAGGGATAGGTGTTGGCGTTTCTGCTGGTATAGCAGCGGCTGGTGGAGGTGTTGTATCAGTTGCCGGTGGAGGTGCCGGTTGTGTGGCTTGGGTATTAGCAGGTTCTGCACCGGCTGGTACTTCACTACCTAATATGAATCTAAAAGCCTCGTTGATAGAAGTTACAACACCGCTAATGAATCGACCGGTTGAAGCTACACCTTCGAAAACTGTTTTAAGTGCCTCTTGCACAGGGTCAAGTGCAAGAAGAGCAAGACCGCCAAGAGCAAACAGACCAACGTTGCTTCCACCAACCTTCTCAGCATCTGGTTGAATAACTTCTATTTGCGGACCAGTATCTTGCTGTTCTATTTGAGATTCACGACGCGCCAGTCTTTCATTAGCACTTATGATTTTTTGATTTACGAGTCTTTGTTTAATGATCCCGTCGATCGATGCAAGAATACCAATCATCTTCACAAGAGGCTTATTGATACTCATCTCTTGTGGAGTAACTTGTTTATTATCGTTTGCAGTCACTACAACTACTGGAACCTTTGAACCAGAAATGATAGCGCTGCCTACAATTCCAAATGACTTTGAAACCTTAATAGTATCTCCGGACTTAAGTAAAGAATCAATAGCCATTATGCCGCCTTCTTAAAGTGGCCAAGATATTGGCTTAAGACGTCGACATTATTATAGTTTGGATCCATACTAGAAATCGATCTAATCGGAGCCGGAATACCAGGATTTACACTAGGCATATTAGGTGTAGATGCCAGATCTTTTGTCTTTTCTCGCTCGAGACCTAGTGTAAGATTAGTCTGCAGCTTCATCGATTCACTGCTAATTTGCGCCGGCGCGTTGCTTGGAGAAGCTTCGAACGTGCGTGCAATACCGGGTTTAATAACAGCTGAACCAAGAGTTCCAAGTAGTTCGCCTACCTGACGCAATCCGGCGCTTGTCATTGCACCTACACCAGATTCAAAACCGCCACCAGCAGAAAAAACTGTTGGCCCAGATCCAGCGGCATAATAACCTTCGATCTTAGCAATGGCCTGTTGGAATCTTGTCTTTTCATCTTGAGTAAAGTCAGTGTATCTCTTGTTAGGATCTACACCCGCAGTTCCAATAACCTTTGCCGGGTGTGAAGGATCTGTAGCCCATGCTTCAATAGTTTGGCCAATTGGACCGTTTGAGTATTTGCTTGTTAGTAATCCATCCATCGCAGCAAATCCAGCCTCTGGTGTTGGAAATACTGCAACCGGAGGTCCATTTGTAGAAGGCGAAGATCCTACAGCACCATATGATTTAGCAATATCACCATACATGATATTACCAGGATTATTTGTACGAGCTGGAAGAGTGCCGGTACGTCTTTCTATTGTTCCATCAGCATACGTTACTGTGGTATACCCACGGCCGCCCTCGACTACGCCGGTAATAGTCTTATTTTGGCCTGATGTTGATGGAGTGAAAGATGTGGCATTTGAACCACCTGCCGGTGTTGCATCTGGCGTAGCAGTTGTTGGAATTGCTTGTGCAGTGGTATCTTCTTCTTTTGATTCGTTCCATGCGTCCCAGATTGCTGTGGCAATATCGTACAAATCAAATAACAAGAATCCAACTGTTGCAATAATACCGATGATTGCTGGAATTGCTCCAACAACAGTTGCACCTAAAAGAAGCATTGCTGCAATTCGGCCAAGTGTTTTTGCAATTTTACTAAATAGTTTTCGACCGAGTTTTTTTGCAACAAGTGCTATGAACTTTCTTCCGCGCCTAGAAGCCAACCAAGAATTGCCCTTGCGAA